TCATCACTGTAATGAAGTACCCCTTTCCCCCTAGGTTGATGGGTTAGTTCACGCAAATGAAGTGCTTCAGTGTAGTAAAGCACCCGGGCTGTGCTGGGGCCTGTGGCAAGTGATGAACAGTTGCAAGCACTTCAGGACAGTAAAGCGCTGTTGTATTCTTCAGGTTGTTCATGGTTTGGTAACAATTTGCAAGTGAAATTGTGATACATTATAGACAGAACAAGAGAGAAAGCGAGGTGAACGAAATGGCAGACACGAACACTTGCACTTGTCCGACTTCGTGCGCAAGCCCCACCAACGTGAACCACACCCTGATTTATCAGGACGCGGCCCAGAACATTTATGGCCTTATCTATGATAAGGACGGGAACCTTCTGAACATCGTCGATGGTCTGGGCAGTCTTGACCCGCTCAGTGCAACGCAGTTTGAACAGAGCGCCCGGTACGGATTCCCGTATGCGCCCCAGTGGAACCCCTGTTGCCACGGTGGTAAAACCATGGAACAGCAGGCGGCCGAGCTGGAAGCACAGAAGAAGCACATTGCTTCGATCTTCACAAACCAGTCCCCGACCGCCCTTTATCCGACCAACGCGGATTCTGTGGGCAAGCAGTTTTTGCTCCGTTGGATTTTCTGAGAGGTGATACCATGCAGGATATCAACAACAAGTTGGCCGCGCTTTTGGAAGTCGTCACTAGCTTCTTTGAAGCATTCGCTGACGACATGGCCGAAATCAAGGCGTCACTGGCAAACATTGAAACTTTGCTGGCCGATATCAATACGAACACAACCAAGTAACAAAAGGAGAATGTATTATGTTTAACAAGTCCAACCAGAACGCCGCCCCTGAGACCGTCAAATCCTATCTGTCCATTGAAGGTGCAACCGTTCAGGCGTGCCACCTCATTTCCGACCGGATTTGCGTGTTCACCCTGAACGTGCCCGGTGCAACCTTCCTGAACCTGAAGGTGGTTGATGGCAAAAACGGGGAGTTTATCGCGATGCCGCAGAGCAAGGGCCGCGATGGGCAGTATTACGATCTGTACCGCGTGTATCTGTCTGAGAAGGACGCACAGCGCATTATCAGCGCGGTGGAAGCACACGCGACGGCGCAGGGCGAAAAGACGGATTACAAGACCCGTTACGAGGTATAAAATATGGACAAGCGCTATAAAAATGTAGCGCTTGACCTGTATACAAAAGACGGCTGGATTAACATTCCAGCCGTTTCTAGTATACCGGCATGGTGCTATATCATCATCGGTAAACGTCAAGTGGGTAAAACCTATGGCGTTCTGAAGCACGAGCTGGAGAGCAAGATTCATTTTTTGTATCTTCGTAGGACAACCGTTGAATTTGATGCCATTACCAGTGACCCGGAATTGAACCCGTTTCTCCCGCTTCAGAAGGAAGGACTTGACGCAGATATTGCAAAGACTGGCAAAGTGACTTATACAATCGGCAAATTCGACACGGACGAGGACGGTAAAATTACGAGCTGTCGGGAAAAATACGCCGTTGGTATGACGCTTCCCAGCATTGCAAATATCCGAGGTTTTAACGGCGGTGCATTCCAAGAGGTCGTTTTTGATGAATTTATCCCCGAGAAGATCGTGGTAAAGCGCAAGGCAGAGGGAGACGCGCTGTTGAATGCTTATGTGACAATCAACGGAAACCGGGAACTTCTGGGGCAACCGCCTTTGAAACTGTGGCTGTTGGCAAACGCCTTTGATATTACGTCCCCGATTCTGGTTGAATTGGGTGTGGTGGACGAGATCGCCAAGCTGGCGAGGACTGGCAGGGAATGGACGATCACAGACACCGGCGTTTTCATTGCCCTTCCGAAATCAAACGCTGTTAGTTCCAAGCGGGCACAAACCGCCTTTATGCGGCACATGGCCCGGAACAAGAACAGCCGATTTTATAAAATGGCAATGGAGAATCAGTTTAGCTATAACGATTTGTCCGCAGTTCGCCCCATGCCACTCCGAGGGATGCGCCCGGAATTTTCCATTGCTGGCTTGTATTGTTACCGGTACGATGACAACCATTATTATTTGTGCACGTCTCCGCACCAGTCCAGAGAGGTATACCCAGACAATCAAGCTGGCAAACAGGCGTTCAAGCTGGCGCACCCCTACTTCCAGTTGATGCTTGTTCTGGGGCAGGTTTGGTGTTCAGATGTTCCCACGCTGATTAAGATACGAGAATATCTTGACATCAAAGAATAAATGATGTATATTTGTCTTGCGGGCCACCCCAAAAGCAAAGCGCCCCGGAAGGGCGTGGGGTTGCATTCTTTGCTTGCATGGGCCCGCTTTTATCAGAAAGGAGTCGGCAATGCTTACTTATTCATACAAGTATGCCGCCGAAAAGCGGCTGTCCCCCCATTTCCGCGTCCGGGAATTTCATTCCCGGCACGACCCCAGCGACATTGTAAAGGTTGACGAGCGGCTTTTGACCTTGCTTGAAAACATCCGGAATTTTACCGGTAAACCGGTGCATATTAACAGCGGATACAGAAGCAAGGAATACAACGCCACTATCAAAAACGCTTCCCCCCGATCTCAGCACTGTAATGGCATGGCGGCTGATATCTGGGTTGAGGGCGTGACACCGTCCAGAATCGCAGAGATTGCAGAGTGCTATCTGGGCAGTTCTGGCGGTATCGGTATCTATCGCACGTTCACCCATGTGGACGTTAGACCCAATAAATCAAGATGGAAAGGAGCCTATTGATTATGGCACTCAGTATCAATGATGTTATCGCCCTGGCAAACGCAGGATTCAACAAGGACGACATCGCCGCGTTTATGAATCTGGGCACAGACCAGAACGCGCCCCCCGCTCCCGCACCGGTTCCCGGTGCTCCGGCAGTTCCCCCCGCTCCCGCACCGCAGACCACGCCGACCGCCCCGGCTCCTTCCCCCGCTCCGGCTGTTCCTGACTACGCCGCACAGCTGGCGGCGCTGGCGGCAAAGATTGACGCACTGGCCGTTCCCAACGCTGGCACGGTAGGCAATCCGCCCGCCGTTACCAGTGTTGACGATATTATCCGGGCCGCAGTTCTTCCCAAACCGGCAGACGGCGCACCCGCCAATCAGTAAAGGAGAGTGACACAGATGGCAAATCCGAGTATGCCCGCCAAGGCCGGGATGGGAGTTTTCAGACCGACCGACATTTACACTATTGCCAACCAGCTGGTAAAGGAAGTGACCGGGCAGACCCCGGCGATCAGCGCGGTTGACACGTCCAGTTTCATCAACGTTGGGCAGATGTGCCTGAACCAGAGCAAAGAGGGCACGCTTCAGGCCCTTTCAAACATGGTCGCCCGGACGATCATTACGACCCGCGCCTATAGTGGCCGCTTCACCAGTGTTGAAGTGACCTCTCAGGAGTGGGGGTTGTTCATCCGCAAAATCGCGTTCTTCTCTGGCAAGTTTGACGAAACCAAGTTTATCAACACCGTCCAGAACCCCAACACCCTGAGAGACGGGCAGAGCGTGGATATGTACAAGATTTCCAAGCGCTACCCGCTGGAAATGTGGTATACTGGCCAGTGCACGCTTGACCAGACATACACCACGTTCCGGAACCAGCTGACCACCGCGTTCACCAGCGAGAGCGAGTTTTCTGCATTCCTTGCCGGTATCGCAACGGAAGTTGCAAACGATATCGCGCGGTGGAAAACCGCCGAGAATCGCGCTGTCGTGATGAACTTCATCGGCTCCCTGTACAACACTGGCAAGGCAGGGCAGAAAGTCAACCTTACCAAGGAATTCAACGCGGCACGCGGTACGGCCTACAAAACCGCCGATCTGCTGACTACCCATCTTCAGGAGTTTCTGTCCTTCTTTGTGTCGTTCCTTCAGACCCAGACGGCCCTTTTGGAAGAGAGCACCGATCTGTACCACCTGACCCCCGCCTGTACCGATGATAGCGGCGACCCTCTGGTTCTGCTCCGGCACACTCCCAAGAGTGAACAGAAACTTCTGCTGTACCAGCCGCTTATCAATGATGCAAAGTCGTGGGTTTACCCCGCGATCTTCGGCCCCGGCTACCTGTCTTTTGGCAGTTACGAGGGTGTGAACTTTTGGCAGAACATCAACGACAAGGCGGCAATTGATGTGATTCCCGCTCAGTTCAACGTGGATACCGCCAAGCAGGAGACCGGTACGGAAGTCAAGCTGGATTACGTTGTCGGTCTGCTGTACGACCGCCGCGCCCTTGCTACCGTGTACATGCAGGATAGCGTGTACACCACCCCCTTCAACACAAAGGGCGAGTACTACAACACGGAACATCACTGGAAGATGAATTTCATGCAGGATCCCACCGAAAACGCAATTCTCTTCTTTATGAACGATGAACCGTAACAGCCGCAAAGGCCCGACCGTAAAAGGCCGGGCCTTTACTTTTATCAGAAAGGATGGTAATATAATGGCACGAGGTAATTTCAACGGCGCAGTCCCCGAGCCCAGCGTTGAACACGGATATCATTTTCATTTTGGGAACATTGAAAAGCGCGTCAATTCAACAAAGGCGTTCGAGTATGATAAACTCCCCGATCTGGAACGGGTGGATTTCAAGCAAACCACCAGCATGGAGCACCCCAGCATTTATGTAACGTTGAACAGTATCAATATCAGCCCCCAGTGGAATTATTGCCATTGCGAAGAAACGGCTACCTTTTACTGGATACGAGATATCAGCATTCGCAGGGGAACCGCGAACATCTGGGAATTTGCATTAGAGATTGACCCGCTGGCGACCTATCGTGACGCGATCTTGAAAACAGATGCGTTTATCGAGTATGGCTTCAATCAGGATTCCAGCGGCGCGAATTTCAGGCTTCAGGACACCCGTCAGGCTGTGGGAATGGCTCCCAAAATTTCCACGGCGTCCGCAGATATCACGGACGGCAATATTGATGCGTCTGGCGGCACTTACGTTCTGTCCTGCGTGGGCAAGTCCGGTTTGCACTCCTATGCAATGAGCGCGGCAACACTGGGCACTCTGCTTGCCGCTGTTTCCCTGACGTGGGAAACCCTTACAAAACCAATGGTGCGTTGGGAATTGGCGTTGCCTGAGTTTATGAACAAAATGCTGTTTGGCGGGAACGCCCTGGAATGCGTCAGATCGTGCATCTGGATTCCCATAGCCTTAAACCGGTATGGTGCGGGCAGACAATCGGAAATCACACTGGGCCAGTTCAACACCACCGTCTTCGCGCAGATCGTCACCCCTTCCAGTTCCCGGAGTGTTCATACCACTATCGCGATACCGTGGCCCGCTGACGACTGGAAGCGCATGAACTGTCAGATACAGTTGTACGTTCCATTTGTTGGCACGCTGGCGGTTCCCGTTGACCAGTGCAACACCGCCGCTAACATTGACATTGACTGGTCTGTGTGTTTCGTGGACGGCAGTGTAACTACTCTTGTCCGCGCAGGAGATTATACCATATACGCAGGAAGCACCAACATTGCCAGCCCTTACGGAATTGGAACCAGCAACATTGACCCTGTTCGAGCGCTGACCGGCGCAGTCAATACAATCACAGGCGCGATGAATTTTGGCGGCGGTCTGCTGTCCACAGTCTCCGGTTTTGCTGGCGGCGTGTCTCAGGCCGCGCAGGGCGCGGCACAGGTTGCGCAGGGCGTACAGCAGACCGTTTCCCCCATCAACTGCGCCGCAGGCACAATGGGCGGCGCGTCTCAGGTACGGCTTCCGCTGGAAGCAAAGCTGACACTGCTGTATTATCCCCCGGTGGACGATGCCGGATTCCAAAAGGTTTATGGATATCCCGTGATGAAAGTTGCAAAGCCCGTGCAGGGGTATTGCAAGACCCGGGGTTTCTCCTGTGCTCCGCTGAACGCAATGCCTGACGAAATTTCCTACATTAACGCCGCCATGGATTCTGGCGTTTTCATTGAATGAGAGGTGAATATAAATGTACCAGTGTTATGATGGGCATTATGACGGCGGTATGCCGTTCCCCTGTTTTGTGGGCGCGAGTTTTTCAACCGATGCGTTGGGCTACTGGGAGAGATCGTTTTTCCAGCGGTTGCGCGGTCTGGTAAAGTTTGACGGACTTCCCAAGGCGGCAGTCGGGCAGATCGAGTGGGATTATGACGCGTTCCTTTACCAGCTGTTCCGTATGGGATATTGTGTGGTTTTCAATAGCAGGAAATACGGCGTTGTTACTCAGCCCGGATTCCCGACCGGATACGGGCTTCAGTTCCAACCGCGCGGTATGCAGATTTCCACCCCGTTCTTCAATTTCCCGCGTCCGCTGGAAATCGGCACGGAATGCGGCGTTATCAAGCTGACCCCCGATTATCGCGGAGTTTGGGATATCATTGAAAAGTATGCCGTGGAGATGCAGAACGCCGAGGTTGCAATCCGGCAAAGCGCCCTGAACGCCCGCTTTGCTTACGGCGCGTTTGCCAAGGACGACAAGCAAAAGCGCAGTCTGGAAGCACTCTTCCAAAAGCTGGCGAATGGTGAAACCGGTATCATTGTGAACCCCGATCTTCGCCGCCCCGATGCCAGGGGAACAGATGGGGAGTACTCTCTTCCCATTATGCAGATCGACCGCGATTTGTCCAAAAACTTCATTCTTCCCGATCTGATGGAGTACCGCAGGAACATCTTGTGTGACTTCTACCGGGAACTGGGTGTATCTGTCCAGCCCAACAAGAAAGAACGGATGGTAGTTACCGAGAGCAAGGCCGCAGACGCGGAGACCTTCAACCGCCGCGAGGTCTGGAAGATCACGTTGGAGAAATCGTTGGAAGTGGTCAACCGTATGTATAATATGAACATCACATTTGAAATGGTGGAACCGGATATCAGTTTCACCGAGGGAAGCGAGGTGCAGAACAATGCTGGTGAATCAGCTGACGAGTGCAAATCTTGAATCTTTGTTGCTGTTCGACCGCGATCTGTTCGCAAATATGGTTGTTCCCCTGGGGATGGAAAAAACAATGGTGGTACAGGCGATCAGGCGCAAACACGGCCTTGCCCCCCTTTACCACCCTGACCCGGTTTGGATGAAATCCGAGCTGTTTTTCTGGAGCACTGAAAATCTCCCGATCTGGGAAAAACTGCTGAGAACCACTCAGCTGGAATACAATCCCATCTGGAACACTGACGCGCATATCATCACCAAGGATACCACCACCCGGGACAAGGATACCGCCGCCCAGCACGTCCAGAAGAACAGCGGGGATGTGACCGAAAAGGCCCAGCACGCAGGAAGCAAAGACGGCTGGAACACTGACGGCACGTTGTACCATGAGGACACCACCGGCGATGGCTGGAACACCGGAACCGATGCCCGGCACGGGGACACGTCCGGCACAGCTGAGAGCCAGACCCATGGAACCAGCCACTCTGACACGGACGGAACCAGCCACATGCAGAAAGACGGGAAAACCACTTCTGATACCACCGGAACCCGGCTTACGACCCACACCGAGACCCAGACGGACGATCTGACCACAACGAAAACTTCCACCACAGACGTGGAAGGGAAAATCTCTTCTGAAAATGAAGCATCGTACCAGCCCTATGATACCCAGCACACGGATTATGATGAAAAAGGCACAGCCGTTGACCGAAAGGCCATTGACTGGACAGAAAACGAAACCACCGGTAGTAATACTGTGGGCACGTCCACCGAGACGGACGATGGTAAAACCCATGAGACCAGCGACACCGAGACCACCGGGCAGGAAACCCAGCTGACCACCGGGCACTCTGACGAAATCGGCAGACAGTCCAGCGAATACGGGGACAAGGGGAGTACCGCCGCCCGTGGGCACACCGAGGGAAAGACCGGAGAGCGGGAAACCGCCCATGATGCCAAGGCGGGCACGCACTCTGACACAACGCACGGAATGGAGACCGGAAAAGAGAAAGAGACTGTTTCCGTTATCCATGAAGAGAGCAGGGGCGGCAATATCGGCGTTACCACCACGCAAGCTATGATAAAGGAAGAGCGGGAGAGCGTTCTGTTCAACGTCTACGATTTCATCGCGGACAGCTTCCGCCGGACATTTTGTCTTGACGTTTACTGAGCGAGGTGTTATTATGGTATCAGAAATCATTGTCGCTCTTTTGAGTGGCGGCGTTACGCTAATCGGCGTGCTGATTGCAAACAGCAGGGCGCAAGCCGTCACCGAAACCCGGCTTGACGAGCTGACCCGCGAGGTGCGCGAGCACAATAATTTTGCCCGCCGCGTGCCTGTGCTGGAAGAAAAAATTGAGGTTGCAAATCATCGTATAGACGATTTGGAAGAATTTAACAAAAGAAAGGGGAATTTCGTATGAAAAGCAAAATTGAACCCGCGACCATTGCAAGAACTGTCGTACTTGCTCTGGCCCTCACCAACCAGCTGTTGAGCGCAAGCGGGAAAAGCCCGCTTCCCATTGACAGCGCGAGTGTCGAACAGTGGGTCACCGCTGGTCTGACTACCGCCGCCGCCCTGTGGGCATGGTGGGAGAATAACAGCTTCACGCAGTCCGCGATTCAGGCGGACGAGTACAGGAAGCAGATGGAAAGGAAGGTGCACTGAGTATGGATTGCTACCCTTACCAGCCCGACCCTATGGTTCCCGGAGACCCGGGCATGTACGATCTCCGGTGGATGGTTGCACAGATTCAAAGCCTGACCCGGCTTTGCGAGGGTCTGGCAAAAGGGCAGGAAGCGCAGGGCGGCAACGTGGCCGCGCTGAACGCGGCCCTTGCCGATCTGAACACCGCCCAGAAGTGCATCAACGACCGCCTGAACAGCGGCGACTTCGAGAACGAAAAGTTCATCGAGTGGGCAGACAAAAATCTGCCCGCCATGGTGTGCGAGATGGTGCGCTTTGTCTGGTTTGGCCTGACCCCTGACGGCCACTTTGCCGCCTACATCCCCGCTAACTGGAATTGGCTGACCTTCGACACGGGCACGGATATCACCGAGCCTGAGTATGGACACCTGATTATCAAATACTGAAAGGAGTTTTCAATATGAGTTGTAAACCTGACTGTGGCTATCCCATCAAGCCCGCACCCTTCGCACCCGCTGACCCCGGCTGTGGGCCTTGCGGCCCCCATCATCCCCCGATGCCGCCCCGGCCCCCTGTGCCTTGCGGGCCGTGTCCCCCTTCTCAGTATGTGGGCAGTCGGTATGTGCCGATTTTCGCTGACCCCATCGAGTGGGACAATCACCGCTCTTACGAGAGCCTGACCATCGTCACCCATGATGGGGAGAGCTACACCAGCAAATGCAACGTTGGCCCTGGCATTGATATCACCAATGAACGGTACTGGGCAAAGACCGGTGCATACAATGCGCAGGTTGCCCAGTACCGCGCCGAGGTGAAAGACCTGTCCGCGCAGGTCTCCGGCTTTGCGTCTGACAACGCGGAATTCCGGGAGAAGATCGACCAGTTCACCAAGGACAATGCCGAGATGAAAAATACCGTGGCCGCGAACAATGCCCGCGTGGATGCGCTGGCCGAGCGTATGGCAACCGCTGAGACCGAGATTGACGGACTTCAGGCCACCACCGCCCAGCATACCACCGATCTGGCAAACCTTCACGCCAAGGATGAAGACCTTCAGCGGCAGATCACCAGCAATGACAACGACATTGCCGCCCTTCAGGCCAAGGACACCGAGCAGGATTCCCGGCTGAACGGTATCGACACCAAGCTCAAGAGCCACGATGCCAGCATCGCCCAGAACACCGCCGACATCGCCAAGAATACCAAGAATATTCAGGACAATGCCGCGAACATCGCCAAGAACGCGCACGAGCTGGCCGACCATGCCGCAAAGCTGGCCGACCATGAGGGCCGTCTTACCGCCCAGCATGAGGAAATCACGGCAAATCATCAGGCTATCGAGCACCTCACCAGTGTGACCGATGGTCTCCGGTCTGACCTTACCGAGGATGAGGCAAAGATTGAGGCCAACCGTGACGCAATCGCCCACATTCAGGAAAAGGACGTTCAGCAGGACGGCAGGCTGGACAAACTGGAAGAGTGCTGTGAACAGGCAAAAGCCCATTTCACCCAGCTGGATACCAAGACCGACGACACCAACGCCGCCCTGACCGCTGAGATCGACCGCGCCAAGGCCGCAGAGCTGGCAAACGGCCGACTCATTGCCAAGAACGCCGCAGAGCTGGCAACCCATGCTACCGAGCTGGCAACCCATGCTACCGAGCTGGCAGACCATGAGAAGCGGATTACCGCTCTTGAGGGCGACAACGCCACCAACAAGCAGGAGATTGCCGATCTCAAAGCCAAGAACACCGCGCAGGATACCGCGATCTCTGGCAACACCGATGCCATCCAGCATCTGACCGAAAATCTGACCGGTTATGTCAAGACCGAGACCTACACCGCAGGGCAGGCCGCACAGGATACCCGTATCACCGATCTGGAAAACGACAAGGCCGATAAAACCGCTCTGGGCGATTACGTCACCAAGACCGATTTTAACGCTGACCAGAAGCGGCAGGATGATATTGTGGGCGACTGGGCCACCGCGCACCCCGGGCAGACTATCGCGGAGTGCGTCACCTCTCAGGAAACCGAGCTGGCAGAGCACGCCGCGAGTATCGCCAAGCTGGAAACCGACAAGGCAGATAAAAGCGAAATTCCCGATGTGACGGGGTTTGTCACAGAGGCTACCTATACTGCCGGACAGGCCGCGCAGGATGTCGAAATCGCACAGAAGCAGACCGCAACACCGTTTGCCGCTCCTTTTCACGTTGGTGCAATCGGTATTTATATTCGCCTGGCGGACGGCGGGCCTGCACTTGTCTTCCGCTATTCTGGGATTGCAGACGTTGACCCCCGCACAAAGGGCACACCCCCCCAGATCGAAGCAATTCAGGTTTTCAAACCGGACGGGACGCCCCTTCTGGAGAGTATCAAGTCTGTCACCAGTTTTAACTATAACCGCGATATGTATGTTCGTGCTAGCTTTAGCAGTAAAGCCGATTTACCAGACGCACAACGCTATTACATCGTTGTAATTTAACTCACAGCTAACAAAGCCGCCCCCGACCTTACAGGCCGTGGGCGGCTTTTATTGTTCCATGTGGAACATTATCCTAATCGTTCTTCAGCAAAGTTATTGATGCCGCCCACCTCATAGCGGCGCGGGGTCATCACGACCCAGCTTGCGGAGATCGTGGGCTTTTCAAAATCGTCCCGTACCTTTATAGGACTGTCGTGATATGTCAGCATTTGACCGCCCGCGTTTTCAATGACAAGGAAATCATTCAAATTATTGATATTATCTTCGAGCGCGTCCTGACCTTCTTTCTTGCCTACTCCGGCGATTGTACTTTCCAGAATGCCGTCACACGTCCGGGCCGCATAGCATTTTGCATGAAGGAAGCGAAACTCAGAATAGCCATATTCGGCCCGGGGGTGTTCGTCCTCAGCTACTCCAATATATACGTTCTTGCCGCTGGCCTTTGTGACGACCACCCCGCGCTGTTCACACTGGGCTTTAACTCTTGCGTTGTATGCGTCAACGCCCGGGCATTTCGGCCCCTGATATTTACAGCTGTCGGTATCCCAGTAGATCACCTTTTCCCAGCCTACGATCTTCAGGATTTGCCACAGATAGAACCGCGTCAAGCTGGCAGTCCACAGGCCCCACAGAAACGGGAACTTTTCGGCCTGTTTCTTGTCAACCTGTTTTTCGTCCATCTCTTCCAGCGTCTTTTCCCAGTGGGTGCAAGTAAATTCGATTGCATCATCTATTTTCGCGTCATATTCATCCCTGATTTGCTTCTGGGCCGTGGCCCCGTAGATCGTATTGACGCAGATTTTGGAAAAGGCATATTCTGGGGAACCCTTCATAGTCTCTTTGATTTTGAACTTTTCAAAGATCGTTTCACGGAAACTGTCCGGCAAATAATCCAACTGGAATGCAAAACTTTCCATTGCTACCATTTTTTTATATTCGTACCCTTCCCGGATGCGTTGCCAGTCGTTTGAATCGCAGTAGATGAACGCGCCATGAGCGCCCAACAACCGGCCATTGTCCACCCCGATTTCCCCGTCAATGGTTGCACATTTGCTGACCGAAATACAGGGGTCTGGGCAATCAGGACGGATCCTGAAATCAACCAAAAGGATTTTGGCGACCCAGCCAAAACCGGCTCTTATCAGGCGCTCCATATCTTCTTTGGGCGTTTCGTCCGGAAGATCGAACGGTTTTCCTGAAGGGAATTTCCAGAGCAGTTGTTGGGATGGATGTGCGCTCTTGAAATCATAGGAGTTACAATCGGTGTAGGTGTACCCAGCCCGCCACCGCGTGCCGTGGGTATCACCGCCAGCCATTGCAAGGTATGCAAGCCGCGTCTGATTCTTGCTCAGGTGCAGGCGAGACATTGCGTTCCGGCACTTCATATCATGGGAAATCCGGCTGTTCACTTCCTGCACAACCATTGCGGTATTGGTCATGGGGATAGATGCCGCGTTGTAACTGTGCTCTGATTTCAGGCGTTCAATTGCTTCCCACAGGCCCAGCACATCGTTCGCGCAGTAGGCAAATTCGGTATCTGTCAGCGGCGTGTCGGGAGTACGGTAAACAGAATAGTCAAGATCACCCGTCAACTTTTCATGTTTACATCCTTCGGTTGCCCGGGCAAGACTCTTCTGGAAGAGCTTCAGGCTATCACGAAATTCAATACCGTTGTCAAATTGCAGATACAGGGGTCTCCGGCTTTTGGTGTACAATGCCTTGCAATCGCCCCAGCGGTTGCACAGCATTTGAATCAAATAGGTGTATTCATATCCCAAGTTATGGACATACACCACCAACCGCTTCTTTGTCGTGATTCCCCATTTGTCAATCAGGGTTTCCAAGATATCTGCCCAGTCCTCAAAGTATCGCGGAACCACGACCGCGCCGCCTATGCACATCTGGAACGAGTAGGCAAAGCCGTCTGTTTCGCTGTTGGTGGTTTCGATATCAAACGTGCAAGTTACATCATAGTATTCGATATCACCCCTGCGCCGCTCACCACGTTTGGCCCTCTTGTCGATCTTGCGAACGACTTTTGGCCGCTTCAACATCGGCAGAAACTCAGCCTTATTTTCCGCGATTTCGATACCCTGACTAAAACGCATGATTAAACCCCATACTTCCGTAAAGATTCCAGTAGTAACGCGCCCTGTCGTTTGTCCTCTTCTACCATACGCCCCAGCACAGCCCGCTTGTCTGTCTGCTCCCGCAGATAATCAAGCGAACCCTGAGAAGCACGGCCTGACATAATTTCACCTCTAATAACGTCCGACCCCAGAAGGGCTTCCAGCTCCTTTGTCATGTACTTTTCAAACAGGGCGCTCAGATCATCCGATGTGCCCGCGAAACCCATTTCTTGCGCGGCCCTCAGATACTTTGCTTCCTGTGCCCTCATACCCTGAACTGTGGACGTTTGAGCGGTCATGTACTCCCGCAAATTGTAAAACAGACTTTCCAACTGCTGGCGGTTCAGCTTCCCGATTGCCGCCTTACTTTCCGCAAATCTGGGCTTTTCCTTGCCTGTCAGACGCGTAGCCATATTGTATGACCACTTTGTTAAACCGGCCTTTTCCAAGGCACGCAAGCGGCTATTTGCCGCCTTTGCCGCGCGTCTGGTAATATCCCTCAGTTCTTCGGTTGTGTAGGCTTTTGTGGGCTTGCTCCCGCCCGCGTAATCTTCCCAGGGCCTTGCACGAAAAGGGCGACCTTTGCCGCCCTGTTTCCGCTGTTTGGTCTCTTTCTTCTCCTTCAGCTTCGCGGACTTTCTGGCCCGCGCCGCTTTTTTCCGGGATGGTTTTTTGCCCGCCGGCGGCTTCTGTTCGCTTCTGGCGGTTGCCCCGGCTGGCAGTTTATCAGGCTTCACCAGCGTGGGCTTGTTCTTCTCTTCCCTCGCCATTGCTATCATCCTTTCTTGAAATACTGGATTCTAATGTCACCGTTGGGCAGTTCCGTCATGTATGGCATATTGCCGTTCCGGTACAGATAGTTGTACAGATGTGTGATATCCGCATTACTTGTCGCCCTGTGGGAGCAAGCCAACTTGCGAATGCCCACCGCATTGCTTCCCATTGCAAGGACATTTTCCGGAATAACCTTGCTCTTGTCCATCCACTCAAATTCGTACAGATGCAGTGTTCTCATAATTAAAACTCCCCTTCGTGATAATATGCGACAATCTCTTCGTCTCCGATCTTCCGGCCCTTCCGTGTACAGGATTCCGTCGCCCGCCTGAAGATTCCGGCACAATCGCCCACTATTTTCAAGTAATAGACGAACCGGGCCGTCTTGTATTCTTCGTCTGGATGCCTGAGCAGGAAGTTTTCCACCTGTTCAAAGTTACTGATTCTGAGGTATTTAATCATACCTAATCACCACCCTTACGATCTCTTCTTTATCTTCTCCGAAAACCTTACGCTTTGCAATGATGTACCGCCGCCCGTTTTTCCACATTTCCTGTATAAAGGTGTACCGCGCGGAATGGGTAATGAGTTGTTTATTCATTGCCAAAAAGTCATAACTCCGATGGGAGAGCGCGTAACGCTTCATACGCACAACTTCATAACTTTTGAATTTCATAATTTATCACGCCCTTCGGTTGTAATTTCTAACGCCGTCAAACGTCCATCTTCCACCGGGCCGAGCTTGAAATTCCGAACGTACATATTTTTCACATCCTCAGAAAGACAAGTTGGAGCCGACCGTAACCAGCCGCCATCGCTGGCGTAAATCGTAACAATCGTTCGGCGATAATCGCAATTATAGCACTTGCACAGCAGTTCACGAACCTTCATTTGTGTTAAATCTCCTTTACTTCTACAATATCTAACAAGCCATTACGGCGGG